CTTTACAATTTAATTTGTACTATCAATTATACGCGAATTATTGGGTTTGTACAGCGATATTTTCACCAAATTTACGTCTTGTGATCGTATATCCTTTGTGTTTCACAGTATCAGTCTTGAGCCTATAGAAAACACCATAGATGTTAGGAAGCAATATCCGCAAGTCTTTACCAGCCATTTCTTCGGTGTTCTCACCGTCTGAAACTTCGTAAATCCACAATCCACCCCGGTGATACTTCCCAGTCTGATAGACGCTTTCATCAGCACTTCTTCCCGCTAAATCAGTGTTATCCGTCACGAGATAGTCTAGCATCCATTCCTCAAGTTCATCAACACGTTTCCACAAGAAACCACGATAATTCTTCTTGTTTCCATTGCATGCCGCAGACGTTCTGCCACTTGTAGTCTTTGTTGTGGTTCATAACCTGATTGACACCGTTCCACACAGCAACTACTTTACCATCTTTCGTGCTCTGGATAAAGAAAGATCTTCGACTTTCTGAGATTTGTTGCCTCATCTGGTCTTTTAGCTCTTCATCTTCCCACATTTTACTAAAGAAAACTCCCATCTCTTCAGCAGAACGTGTTCCGTCACTATACTCCTTTTTCAAACGATTGGAAATCTTTTCTCGTGTTGAATCGTGAGTAATCATTCCTGTAGAGGAATCCATTCGTAGGTTATATCCTTTCTCTGAATCTGTCGAGGATAACTCAACCATCCAAAACAATTCTCTTTCAGCCATGATATCAACATCGCAGAACTCAAGTACAGAAAAGCTAAAGTTCTCAGGTTTTGTTTTATCTATAGCGCTTCTGAAGTAAGCATTGATCTGTCTCGGTGTATTGTTAAAGTAACTGGACTTATATGATACATACCTTTTACGGAAATTAACAGTCTTACCTACATATACTTTTCCGTTTATCAGGTTTTGTATTTTATAAATACCACCTTCATTTTTCCTATCGAATGGTATCTGATTAATGAAAAACTCTCTTAGTGAACTTCGCACCAGCTTTTCCCCACCTTACCTTCTCCCGCCAAAGGGACTTTTAGATTTAAATACAAACCTGCTTTTTCAATAGCCCGTTCGATCATTCTTGAAATTTCCTCTGCAATTGGTTCTTCACACTCAAATTCTACTTCGTCGTGCATATAGGCAACACGCTTTACAATAAATCCTTTGTAGACGTAGTGGGGTTTACGATCTTTCCACTTCAGGCCCCCAAGCCACGCATCCATAAAACAAAGTGCATAGTCCATGGAAATACCGCCACAACTTTGGAAAATTGTATTCAGCAATGCGGACTTTTTACGTGTGCAAAGCATACGACCATCAATAGCGGGCAGATATTTACTACGCCCAACACTTTCCCAATATCTCTCTAGGTTCTCTTTCAGGGCTTTCGTTGCTGGGTTAGCTTCCCAGAACGCCTCTAACTTATCATTGCCCATCTTTACAGGAAGACCCAAGGTAGAGGCGAGCTTAGGTCCAGCACAGCCATACATACAGGCGTAGTATCCGTTTTTACTCTTGTCCCGATACGGCTTGAATTTCGGATGTTCCTTGTTGAAGTCTGGACTATGGAAATCAAATTGCTGCAAGTCTTTCTCATGTCCAAAGAAAGCAAAAGCATTCTTAGAGTGGACATCACCTTTTAACAATTCTTCAGCGGTTGCACCACCATCATATTTAAAACAGTAATGTCCCTGAACCCGTCCCTCTAACGCAGCGGCATCCCCAGCAGCAATCAACATCCCATCATCGGAAATCCATAATGAACGGAATTCTTTACCAAGCAATACCTTCTCTGATGCTTTAGGCACGTTCACACAAGTTTTATGCTTTTGCCGGTGAGTTGCAGCAATACCACTACGGCCTGCACCAATCCGCCCATCCATTTGTAGACGATCATTTGTTAACCAGCCATTCAACACAGACTGACGGTTTCGCAAACTAAGCCACTTCACAACCAATTTAACAAGCGGTCCCTCCATCCTCTCAAGGTTCTTACACAACTTCCCCTGTTCCTGAATCTTGGGACTTGTCTGGATTAATTGGCGTGTCTTAGGATCACGCATTGGCTTATTGTCTGGCCCTCGCTTAAAGTTCCAGAGTGTTGGCTGCCATCCAGATTCCAAGAACCAATCTTTCATTTGATCTTGGTTAGCCATTTCCATTGGCAACTTAATATCAAGCATCTGTCCGGGTTCTACAAAGTATTCCTTCCCATAGAATTCCCAACGATCACCTTCAAAACTGTGCTCAAGTTCTTTACCATTGTGTTTCTCAACAAACTTAAGCCAAGCTGAACTATATGTCATGTCCTTTTTATAGGGCTTAGCTGGCATCGAATAAAAAGATTCTTCAGACTTTTTCAGAGCACGCGGAGGTAGTTGTGGTTCAACTTCTGCACGAATCTCTTCCATCATCTGTTCAATACGGATTGCTAGTTTCTTACCCCCCTCAACATCAAACTTGAAACCTGTAAGTTCTTGACAAGACATCAGATAGAAAGATTTCTGCCCACACTTATAAGCATCAGTAATAGAAAATTCTTTTCCGTATACTTGTCGCCACTCTTTTTGCAGATATTCATAAACCAAGACGTTTACGTCTGTATCTCGGTCACAATACACGTCCATTTCTGGGTGCCATTGTTGGAATTCTGCGCCGTTTGGGGCATTCCTTTCAATAAGGCCTAGCTCAACTGCCTTTGCTCGCCAATCAATTTTTGGAAGCCCTAATTCCTCACCAAAAGCCTCGATACTATGCCCGACCCGATCAGGGTTTAGGAACATAGAGAGGTACAGAGTATCAATAAACTGAACTGGTTTACCTTCAATCGTGTCTTTACCAACTGTAAAATTAATCCCAAGAAGATTCTGAACAACGAAATTATCGTAGCCCAAAATAAAGTGCCCAATAATATTAGGGCATTCACCAAACGAGAAGATGAATTTTAGAAATTTCTCCTTAGCATTTGGATCTTTAAAGGGATTGATTTTCAGCTTAGTTTTAGTCTGTACATGAGTCAAACAAATTGTCCAAACTTTCGTTGACTCAAAAACGAACCCATCGGCCTCAATGTCATAGACAATATCGTTGCTCACAATTTCTCCTTAAAAGCTAATCTCTTCCGAAAGGTATTCGGGAGGTGACTGTATTGGCGTTTGAAAATATTCATCACGATCATATTGCTGACGAGTTTCAGCGTCATAGTATAGCGCACAAATCTCACCAGTGATACCCCCACGACACTTAGGCATGTCAACATAGGTCGTATTCTTCTCAATCGGATCTGAAGCCATCTTATCACGATTGATCACAATGTTCACGTCTGCTGACTGGATAAATGTCCCGGACCCTAACGCATCATATTCCGTAACTTTACGTACATTACCATCTTTATCAGTTGGTGGCTTACGTGTGTGAAGAATATTAATGAATACAAACCCATTCTTCTTTTGCAGCTTTTGCCACATCATAAAGTTTTCCTGAACCTCTGTACCAAGAGAGCGGAGGAAGTCAGTGAGTGGATCAATCACCATAAGGCGAGAATCATTTACTTTACCACTTTTCTCCATTTGACGCTTAAGAAGCTCAATTTCACCTTCTCGCTCGTCAATAATAAAGAATCGAGGTTCACCAGCTTCATTGTACAGAAGATTATTCTTCAATACTTGTACTTCAGGCTGGTTCAGATAATCAACAGCATCATGACCATCTGTAAACCACATCAGGTTTTTCTTAAGGTGCATTGACAGCAAATCAATTGTCAACTCTTCTTTTGTACGTTCAAGACTTACAATAGTTGGAACACGAGGACTATTGAACAACCAATGGTAAATCAGAGTGTCAGACAAAAAGCTCTTACCAATACTCGTGTCACCAATGATATTCACAACAGAACCAGTAGATTTAATACCACCACGCATTGCAGCTTCAAGCTTACTCAGTTGAGGAGGCAGACCAATCTTTGGTGCTGTCAGGAACTCAGCCAAACCAGCTTCAGCATCACCAGAAGAGGAAATACCGCTGCTAATGAATTCTTTAGCGTTGTAGAAATCACGAACAAACTGTTTCTCTTTGCCATCAATCAACATAGCATTTGGATCTTTGCCCGACCATGTAGCAATTCGAATCTTTTCTTTCGGCAGTACGTTTGCAATTTCTTTAGCTGCCTTAATACCAGCCTCATCTTGATCCATCCCAATCACAATAATGTCGTATTGGTCGAACCAGTCATATTGCATAGCAGCTTGTTTTGCTGCGCTCCCTTCACCGGACGTTGGACTTACCACAGGAATAGAATCGAACTCCTGATCCTTTCGATTCTCCTTAAGCATCTGGTATGCAGCAGCTTTATCTTCTTCACCGCCCACGTAGAGTACATACTTGGAAGGTGATTTAAACTTAACTTGACCGCTCAGTTGACTCTTATTGCCTGTAGCTCCCACCTTACCGTGACTAAAGTCCTTGGGGTGATTGCGGCATTTATAACCTGTCAATTTACCAAAGTTATTAGTTTCCGGGTAGTATCGAGCAAGTACGTTGCCGGCTTCATCAAGCTTAGTCAAATGACCAAAGAATTTGTTAATCTCATCACGAATTCCACGGTAGCCATGACTGACATACCCAGTGGAACGAATAAGTTCTTTTACTTCTTCAATATCCATAGCTTCAGCATTTTCTGAAGATACTTTAGTGACCACCTTTTCTTTATCTTTACTTTCCATAAGCTCCTCTTTGGTAATATTTAGAATTTCACAGACTTTCTTTACAGCTTCAGGGAAGTCTACACCATCAATACTTTTAACAAATGCGATTTCATCACCACCTTCACCACACGCTCCCCAACAATACCATGAATTAGTATCTTCATAAATCTGAAGTGATGGTGTGTTTTCTCCGTGAATTGGACAACAGAGTTTCTCTCCAGAAAAATCCGTGTAGTGTTCAATCACTTTTCGAATGTTACTCAAATCTCTATGCTCCTAAAGCCCAATGGCGACTGAATGAAAGCGAACTTGTTTCGCGTACTCACGCTCTTCTCCCCTCCAACACCCTGCAAAGAATATTAATCAAATTGCTTCAAGAATAACAATGGTTATTATGGCTCTGCATAAGTGACTTCATACCAATAGTGATGTTCAGGGAATTCAGCTCCAAGTATATTAATCTCTTCGATAGCTTCAAGAAGAGATTCTAAGCTCCCACAAAACACAACATCTCCATTTTTCCGCTCATAGTAGATGTCATAGATTGGAATCATTTCACAGTCACCATAATTTTAGTCACAGTGTCGGTTCCACGGTAACGGTCCAAAGGGTCGCCCCCAACTTCTTGGATAACGTAGTGTACACTGACTTTCTCGACAGGTACATCCAAATCATTTGCAATCAGCACTTTAATCTGATCTGGAACAAGTTCATAAATAACTTTGGTTTCTTTTAGCCCGTCTTTAAGAACACTCATTTCAAAATCTCCTGATTAACACTTTCAAGAAGTTTATTGAGTTGTGCAAGTGCCGAACGTTTACTAGTCTCAGACTTCACTTTAACATCCATTGTGTTTACATAGGCGATACAAGTTTTAATCCCATTATGTACTTCGCCTAGTAGCACAGTTGAAGCACCTTCGTTACGAAAATGTAAATTGTACCCCAGTTGAATCAGGTTTTCAATAAACTCTTTGTCTTCTTTGTAAATCTTTTCAAGATGTTCAAATGAGCCTTTAAACTCACCTCGTGTCTTGGCTACAATGTTTTTACCGATAATATATTTACCAAACGCTGTCACGTATTCCAAGCCAGAGTGAGTGGAATTACTCCAAACTTTCTTACCTTCTGTTTGTGAATAGCTAAGTCCCTCTTTAAATTCCATACCAAGACTTTCAAACTTCTTAGCCAACAGTGATGCTACGGCATTTGAACGAGAATAGCTATACAAAGGAACGTCGGAACGTCCAGTGAGGAAGCCTGCAACAATGTAAGGGTTACCTGAATCTTGACGAATGTGGCTACGATCAATCAACTGAGGTTCTGAATATGTAATATCTTCTTTATATATAGGCTTCCAGAATGATACGAACTTACGATATGCAAACTCAGAGTCCAAATCATTCCAGTCAATATCTCCGTCTTCATCTTCTGTACAATTAATCTTAAGCTCAGACTTGATGCGGTTGTAGGCTTCAATAGACATGTGATCATTTGAGCCATCATCTACAGCAGGGACATATTCAACAAGAATATTCCGTGTACTGATAGAACGGACATTTTCAACATCTTTAGCTGCAATCTGGTGTTTACTGTTATAG